CTCAAAGATGCTAATGACCCACGCTTTGCTGGCGAAATTGCAGCAGCAGAGATGAGACTAGCACGTGCTGTCGAAGACATCAATAGCCTTGCAGCAGAGTTGAATGTGGCTAATCAGCAGATTGCTCAGGCATATGATGACCTTGGCAAAATTTTTGATGAGTTAGGTCCTAAAGTTAAAGAGCAGTCAGAAATCTTCCAGGTATCTGAAGGTTTGTACGCAAAGCAACCTATGCTTGACCCTATTCAGAGAGTCACTCTTTCTAATGGTCAGGTTTTAGAGTTTAAGTCTTTTGCAAACCGTGATGGCTTTGGCGAAGGTTATATGTCAGAAATTTCATCTAACCATACACGCACAATGGAACTTCTTGGAAACAAAGCAACTGTTGTCAAGATGAGCACCATTATGTCTAGAAGCCCTAAGAGCGTAACCAATGTTTCTGCTCCAGAATACTTTGATGAACTAGCATATGTAGTCAATAACCACTTGCGTGGCGACTTAATGGTTGACCAGATACTTGCTGGCGCAACACGTCAGGACCTTATCAAGTGGGTTGCTACTCCACAGGGTAGATACTACGCAAAAACTATGGGTGTTTCTAAAGAAGAACTTGTTCAGTTAATTGATGACAACATCATTATTGTCAATAGGTATCTTCCTACTGCTGAGGCTAAACTTGCTGCTGCAGAAGGACAGGTAATGCCAAATCAGTTACGTGGAATGCTTGCAGAAAATCTTGACCAGATGTCTGCAATCCATCCACTTGACATTCAGTATGGACGACCTACAACAATTAGCAAGAACGTTGTTGCTGCTATAGACTCATTAACATCTAGTGCCTGGAAGACTTTGATGGCACCAGAAAACGTTATTCGTGAAGTCTGGGGTACATCTCGTCACACAGCGCTTGTAGCAGAGCGTGCAGAAATGTTAGTTGCACAAGGTATACAGATGGATGTAGCAACTCTTAATCGAGTTCATCACGCTGCAGCAATTGAGTTAGTTGATGAAGTAGCAAAAGTATTCTATACAATCCCACGTCAGCATCGTGCGCTTTATCTTGCTCGTGGACTTGCAACATTCCCTAATGCTGCTGCTTCTGGTATCTATCGTTACTCACGATTTGCCGTCAAGAAGCCACGACGCTTTGCTGGATTCTTAAATTCTTATTATGGACTATACGATTCATTTGGAGTAGACCAGGACGGTAACCCAGTTGATGACCCAATGAAGGCATCATTCCTACTTGTTCCTGGAACAAAGGAAATGGGTCTTAATAATGGCAAGGGTATTGTTATCAACTCACGTGCTACTAACTACATTGCTAACTTCCCAGGCGCAAGTTGGATGGTTCCAATTGCGTTAAGTAAAGTTTATGGAAGCAAGCCAAATGATGAAGACGAAATCAAGAACTTAATTGATTCAACATTCGGTAAAATTCCTGGTTATTCTTATGACGAACTATTTCCATTTGGAATTGAACCAGATACTGGCACTCAGTTAAAGAATACCTTTACCCCAGCCTGGGCACGTAACCTTGCTATGGGACTTAAGCCAGATATGACAAATAAGATGTTTGTTGATTCTTGGATTTCCGAAAGCAATCGTCAATGGATTCTATACGATATGGGTAAGGGTCCTAAGCCAACCGAGAAGTCTGTTATGTTCGGAGCAAAAAGTATTTATATGCGTAAGTTCCGCACACAGTTCTTTTCTCTTATTGGAACTCCGCAGTATGTTGAGTCAAAACCAGATAGTCTTTATGATGATTACTACTTTAGCCTTGTCAACACATATCAAATGCAGGGCAAGAATATAATCGAAGCCAATGACTTGGCTGAAAAAGATTTCCAGGCTCATATGCAAGCAGAGACTGGTTCTGAGTTTCCTATGGACCGTAGATTTGTTAGTGCTCAAGATTCTGTTACTTACATTACTCCAAGCCAAAAGGCTTACGATAGAATCTGGGATAAGTTCCCTGGGCTTACAACTAAATTGCGTCAAATTGACCCATCGGTCATTGGCCTTATGGTTGCTGACCTACCAAAGGACTACAGCCCACAGGTTAACAAGTTCCTTAAGTCAACAACAGCACGCTTCCCAGATGGAACTCCAGTTAACTCAGCACTTAAGACACCACAGTTGGTTGAAGAAGAGATTGAGAAGTCTAGATTCTGGGCTGCTTACACAGCCGAAAAGAAGCGACTCAATGACGCTGCAGTTGATGCACAGTACAAGAGTTATGCAAATGTTCCAGAACTCAAAGAGCGACTAAGGGACTATGCTCTTAATACACTTGGCAAAGGTTCTTTTGCTTGGTTGCAAGAATACAAGAAGAATGCAACACAGGGCAACCAGGCTCAAATCCAGGCTCAAGGTCTTTACACTATTGTAAATGACGAAAAATTTATGCGTCAGTATGGCAAGACTCAATTCTGGCAGCACGCTAAGGGATTTGTTGACTTAAGAAATAAGTACGCAATAACATACAGAGATGCTCCAACTGGAACCAAAGGTGATGTTAAAGACAATTGGATTGCCTATCTTCAAGAAAGCATTGATTTATGGGACCCAACCCTGCAGAGAATTATTACAAGATACTTCGAAAATGACAACCTTAAGGAGAGTTCATAATGGCTGGTAAACCAGTTCCTGGTGGCGGAACCATTGTTGTTCCTGTTAAGGCTGACAAAAAGGAAATAACCTATATCTGGATGCCAGATGGCAAGGGTAATCTTGTTAAGGCAAATGCTTCTATAATCAAGAAGTCATTTGCTAAACTTCCACTTGACTCACAAATTGCTTTATCTGAATATCTTCTTGGCATATCTAACCGTCAACCAACAGATTCTGCTCGACAGAACCTATGGAACGACATTGTAGATGGTGCAGTAGCAGCCTTCAAGGAAGGCAAGAAGCAATCACCTTGGGATGTTCTTCAGGTAATGACTGAGAACTCACCAATGAATCTTGGCGTTACAACAAACATTATTGAATATGATATTGTCAATGCAAATGCCACACTTAACAAGATTGCCAAGACAATTGGATTTGACACTGCGCTTCTAACAGAGGCCGACAGAGCAGACTTTCTTTCTAAGATAAACGCAGAGGCTGCAACTGGTAAGACGATAACTCGCAAGGCTACCACTGGTGGCTATGAGACAGTCACAACTCCATCAGCCTTTGACCCTAAGTCTTTTACTGAATCATTCCTCTGGGCCAAGGTAAACCTTGGAGATACCACAAGCATTCCATCTGCAGCAATTAAGCAGATTTCCAATGTCTCTACACTTCTTAAGGCATACGGTATTAACAACTTAAGCGCTAGAGAAATTAATGCCCTTGGAGTAGAAGTTGCCTCTGGCACTAAAACGGTTGACGACTTAAGACTTGAATTCTCAACAAAAGCACAGAAACTATACCCAGCCTATGCAGACCGACTCAAGGGAACACCTGGGCTTACTATGTCAGATATTGCTGAACCTATTATTGGAACTCTTTCCAAAGTTTGGGAAATGGATGCTGGTTCATTTGAACTATCAGACCCTAATGTAACTCGGTTCTTGAATCCAGATGTTACTGGTAAAGCCCCAGCCCCGTCTATTACAGATGTTTACTACTACGCGCTTAATCACCCAAACCGTGAAAAAACTAAAGCAGCAAACGAAGAGGCCAGGGACGCTGGCGTTGCCTTTGCCCGCGCTGCTGGATTTGGAATCTAAATGGCATATACAAGAACACAGTGGAATAACCTCCAGAAAAGATTACCTCCAGAAGATAGAACCTCTTATGAAGATTATCTTTCTACACAACCTAAAGCAACTCCAGCACCAACATCAGGAGTTATTTCTGGTTTTACACCTCAGGTAGCAATGCCAGCATCAACACTTAGTCCAGGAGACTCAGGGTTTGTTGGTCCAGTAGCACCTAAGGCTCCATCCTCAAAAGGACCACTTGGTGGCTTAGAGGCTGGAGTTATTGCTGGAGTTAAACCTACTAAGGGTCCTTGGGTTAAGGCTGGTGTTGTTGAAACAATCAGTGGTCCAGTATCTGTAAACTCAGATGGTTTCGCAGAAGATGGCTCAGTACCTATTGCAAAAACTCCAGAACCTAAAGCAAAATGGGAGAAAGCATCAACAGTTATTACAGATGCTGGTTCAGTTGATGTAGATGCTAATGGTTTTGCTGCTGATGGTTCGCGTCCAGTTGCCAAGAAAGTTATTACGGATAATAGTGTTATAGGAGATACGGGTCCAGCAACTCCAGTTCTTGCAGTTGATACATTCCGAAAGACACTCTCTCTATACTTTGGAGAAGCAGAATCTGCTAAACCTTGGGTTGATGCATTATATAAGTCGGCCTCTGGTTTCTACAAAACTGGTTCAACAGCAGAAGAGTCAATGAACTTAGCATTTATTGCTGGTCGCAATGACCCTGCTATGAAACCATTTACAGATAGATTCTCAGCAATCTACAAATTACAGGACTTAAAGGCTAGCGGTGCTTCTGTTGAAGTTCCCACAATTGGAGAGTTTGTAAAGTCTCAACAAGCAATGGGCGACATATTCAGGAGAAGCAACCTAGGTGACCTTGCCGTAGATTCTTATACTGGCGAATTACTTGGCAAAGGAATTGCAGTATCAACTGTTGCAGAAAACATTACAAAGATTTTTGATGTAATTGACCAGGCTCCTAAGGAGCAAAAAGATACAATTAATCGTTACTTCCCAACCGTAGACCGAAGCAAACTTGCCAAGGCTTTACTTACTGGCACAAAAGGTTTTGCTGAACTTGATAGAGAAGTCAAGGGATACCAGGTACTTGCAGCAGCAGAGACTCAAGGTATTGGTGCCAACACACTTACTGGTGGAATTACAGCAGAGCAAGCATCAAACTATGCCGCAGGTGGGGCGACTTTCCAGTCCACACTCGCTGGATTTGGTCAGGTTGCTCAAGCCCGTGAGACAGAGCAGAAACTTGCTGAGTTGTCTAGAAAGAAGTCAATGGGCGTAGGTGGTTTAGCAGAAGCCGTAATTGGCAAGAAAGCAAGCGCACTTAGCGAACTTGAGAAACTTACACTAGAAGAAGAAGCCCGCTATAAGGCTAAGGCTGGAACTACTTCAGCAAGCCTAGCATCAGAGCGCCGAGGCGCTGGCTTAATATAAAAAGAATCCTAATGGACCTATCGGCCCCATTAGCGTATAAGACCGATAGCAAGAGCCAGACTATTTCCCCTAATAGGACCTGAGGCTTGCGACTACAACGAATAGAAGGGTGGGTTGCTATGAGCAACAACTACTGGGACGAAGATGATGATGACCTAGATACCGAGCAGTTTGCTGGTGATGGAAGTGACTTGTTAAAGAAGTTACGAAAAGCCAAACGAGCAGACGAGAAGCGTATCAAAGAACTCACTGAGCAACTTGAGGGACTTTCCAAGGTGCAGCGTGAGAGAACCGTCAAAGAAGTCTTAGAAAAGAAGGGTGTTAATCCAAAGGCTACACGTCTTGTCCTTAAGGACTTGGATGACGTTACAGAAGAGTCAGTGAATAACTGGCTTGAAGATAACGCAGACTTGTTCGGACTGACTGTACAAGAGGAGCAAGCATCTGATAGTAACGACATTGACCGTGCCGCTTTGCGTCAACAAGATGCCGTTACTCAGGGTGCAATAACCCCTGATAGAGCACAAGATGCATCATTAAGGATTGACGGCGCTCAAAGCGCTGAAGAACTTATTGCATTTATGCGCTCGCAATGACAATATCCGTTCATAGTCACTTGGAGGTGACGAAAAATGACAGCAACCACAGGCTCCAGCAATCTTGGAGGAACCGCAGGTAGCGCTGGTCTAGTCCAGAAGGCGTATGACCGTCTTCTAGAATTCGCTCTCCGTTCTGAACCACTAATTCGTTCAGTCGCAGATAAGCGTCCAGCACGCCAAGCAATCCCAGGTTCAACAGTAGTGCTACAGCGCTACGTTGACCTTTCAGCAGCAACAACTGCTCTTACAGAAACAACAGACCCAGATGCAGTAGCAATGT